ATTTGAGTTTCATTGAAGATGCTCGTGCGAGAATTGCACAAGGTCATAACGTTTTTTATTCTTCATGGTTTTAAAATGTATAATCCAAACAAAAAAGAGCAAGAAATTGTTAACCAGTTTACCAAAGACAATAACCTTATGGTAAGCTATTGTGAATCATGTAGGGGTTGGTATGTTCATTGTCCTGCGTGCGATACAAGAGTATGCACTTATATTAAGTTTTGCTGCTGTAATGCGACAATGTTTCAAGACAAGCTAGATAAACTGTTAGAGCAAGTTAGCGGAGGAGACGAATGAGAATGGTTATTAAAAAGAACAAGAGAAGCAAGAAACGTAAGCCCAGTAAACCAGAAGCACCCAAGCCAACTATACCTAACGAGGTATTGAAAGAATTTTTAGAAACAAGAATCAATGTTGACGATTCTGCGAATGTAACAAATATAACTGATAGATTTTTATGGGAAAGTGAAGACCTGCAACGATATAGAGTCAATGTATGGATGCGGGAAGAAGTAGAAAATATGTATTGCGACAGAAACTTTATTGGCTACTCTTGGTTTTTACATTATGAACCTTCAACTAAAACCATTATTGACAAAACAATCGAACCCAAACCCGATGACGAAAGAAAAAGTATTTTTAAGTAAAGTCTAGGGTTGACATTTGACGATATGTAGTATATAATAAAGAGGTCAAAATCAATCACATTAGTCAGGAGGAGTCAGGAATGTTAACTCACATAAAATCTAATGATAACCACTGGACAGTAGTAATCAATGGTCAGCCTCATCAGTTTGACCATACACATCACAACTATGCCGCTCTTGTAGAGTGTGTACACTCTGGTGATGCGGATGAATTTGTTGCTATGCTTAATGCTGGTGATGAGATTGAAGATTGGTCGGATGGAGACTTCCAATTTAAAGATGGTTTTCTTTATTTTGAAGATGAGCAAATTGCGAGCGATCCAACAAATCGAATCATTCAGTGCATCAAGCAAGGATTTCCCCATAAACCAATCCTCAACTATCTGACAAATCTTTATGATAACGTCAGCGAGCGGGCAGTTCAAGAGTCTTATACTTGGAGTTCCCATAAAGGTCTGCCCATCACTGACGACGGCATGATGGTTGGTTACAAGGGAGTCCGAACCTATGATGCAGAGACCTCGGTTCAAGGAAAGAATGGAGAGATTCAAGATGGAGACCTTGTTGATATCTATACTGGAAATTCTTTCCGTAATAATCCCGGTGATAAATGCAGTATGAAACGTCGGCAGGTATGTGACGATCATACTCAGGGATGCTCTAGTGGACTACATGTCGGTACATATGACTATGCTTGTGACTGGGCAGGTCCACATGGAACAGTGGTGTTAGTAAAGTTTAATCCCAAAGATATCGTCAGCGTTCCTTCTGATTGTAATTGTCAAAAGATGCGAGTCAGTGAGTATGAAGTCATCTCAGTCGCTCGTGAGCAGCTAGAAGAAGCTGTTTATGATCACAATGACTACAATGACATTGACTATCATATTGACGATTACAATGGATGGTCGCAAGATTACTTTTAATCTTGACTGTGGTTGGTTGAGATGGGGATACGGTTCGCCCTGTCCCCCTTTTTACAATGGAGAAAAAAATGAAAAAAATTCTATTTACAATTTGTTTGCTCTTGGTGGTCAGTAGTAATGTAGTTGCAAAAGAAGAAAATGCAGTATACTACAAAGCTATGAATCCTTGTGATGTCATCAAAGGTTTTGGTTATTATCTCAAGGATGTGGGTTGTAGAGTTGGCTATGGTGCAGAAACAATTATCACTGCACCATTCAAAGCAGAAGTTTATTTTCCAGAACCAACTTATTTCAAATACACTCCACCAACTTTGGATTTTGATTACACTCCTCCAGGTTGGGAAAGACTGGGGAAGCCCAAGCAAGAAGGTAGTGTTCGATTTTTGTTTTTTAAATATTGAGTTGACATTGAGTTTTAATATTGTATAATAAGTTTTGGAGATCTTGCTGTTCCCACTAAGTGTTCGGATCTTTAAAAGTAGATCGGCTGGGAATTATCAGGACGGTAATCAACAAACATGCGGCAGTAGCTTAGTTGGTTAAAGCCCCGTTCTTATAAAGCGGAGATCGCTGGTTCAAGTCCAGCCTGCCGTACTTCGGCCTGATAGTTAAACGGATATAACAAGGGTCTTCTAAACCCTAGTTCGAGGTTCGATTCCTCGTCGGGCTACTGTACTTCCATCAACAAAGGTAGGTTTGTCGGTTCTTAGCTTAGATGGAAGATACATCAAAACCGTCATTTTTTATTTTAAAAAAGGAAAAAGCCAAATGATTAAGTTCAAAAGAAATGCAAAATTTTGGGGATTGGATCTTTCAGAACTTGAAGAAGATTTTAAAAAGGAACTGGAAACTCAAAGAAGAATTTCTAAGTATGTTAGAAATATGATCAACAGCGGTAAAATTGTAGAAATTACAAAAAATCAATATGTTAAATACTCAGATGGAACTGAGCAAACAAAGGCACAGTTCAAGAATTCGATTCATTATCTGTTTGACAAAGACACTTGTAGAGAATCAATGAAACGTAACTGCGTTTCAGTTGTTCTTAATAGATATAGCAGTTATTGGGAAAGAAATGAAGATAGGATTCTTGACATCAAATCTCCTATTGGGTTTAAGTATAAATCTTTTACGTTTAGTGAGCCCGCGATTAGGATTGACAAAGAAAACAAAGTTCTTCTTGTTAGAACAATGTATACGCCCAAAGGTGAATTTAGAAAAGTTCCCTACAAGTATAGTTTAAAAGAAGATCTTATTACAAAAATAGATTTTGGCGGCAACTTTTCTTTCCCGCAAAAATGCTTTGTTGCTGGAGTTGACGTTGAAGTAGGTGAATCTTACATTCCTGATGATATCCTTGCTTTTGATATTAATAAAGATTCTAAATCTTGGATGTATTTTAATGATGGAACTGTAATAACCAAGCCCGAAACTTTGATTAAGCTAGAAGAAGAGATCGGAGAAATCAATGAATCTTTAGATAAAGATAAAAAGGTTACGGTTAAAAAGAGACAATTAAGATCTAAACAACGTAGAAAGCTAAGATTGCAAATTCAGAAAAAACACAAAGAGGCCAATAAAATTGTTTTAAGAATTTGTAAAGATATTTTTTCAACAGTTATTAAAAACAAACAATTGTTTTGCATTGACAGTGTGAGCATTGCAACATCTGGAACTTTTGGTCAAGATAAAATTATCCCAAACCTACAAACAATGTGTGAAAATCAAGGGGTTCCGTTTTATGTTGTTCCTTGTAAAAATACTTCCAGAAGGTGTTCGCTTTGTGGACACATCCATGAAAATAACAGAAAAACTACTGACGATTTCCATTGTATTAAATGCGGACATCAAGACAATGCACAATTAAACGCAGCGTATAACATCGCCTATCAAGGAAAAAGACTCTTTGATGCTGGAGTGCCTTTTGCAAATTGGACTAAAGCTAATCCACATAATCCAAAGGGTTATCGTAGGAGTGTAGATAAGTTGGTTGAAAAATATACTGTTAGCGACAAAGTTGAGTTTTTAGATGTTTCTCAAGCGAGTTGACAGGTTATTCTAAAACATCAATCCTTCCATCAACAAAGCTAAGTTTTGCGGTTCTTACGCGAGATGGAAGGTGATTCAAAACCGCCGTTTTTATAAAGGGCAATATATAATGAACTATCTACTATCTTTGATTGCTGAAAATTTCTTTGCTACTCTTTTTA